ACGCGAACCGCCGGCGACGGCGACGCCGGCGGTTCGCGTGAGCCCATCGCCACCTGCAGCGCGCGCGGCGCGAACAGATCAGGCGAGGCCATATCGGGCGGAATGCCGCGCTCGCGCGCGATCTGCGCCCAGCCGTCGCTGGTCAGCGACGCCAGGTATGGATCGGCCATCGCGGTATTATATACTCGACAGTCGAGAAAATGGTTATCCTGATTGTTTCTCACTTTATAGACGCGTCGCGGCCGGCCGCGATATTCTTCCTCGACCAGATATTCCGCGGTTAACTGCTTGAAATACGCCTCATCGGTAAAAAGACCGAAATGACAGTATCCGGTCGGATAGGACAATTCGGTTCCGGTCACGATCGGCTGCAGCGCCAGGCGCGAATAGACCAGCGATTTCAGCGGCCAGGTGCCGACCGATCGCAGTGTCGCGCCGCCTTTCATCTTTTTGCCGCGGTAATCGACATCGACCGGCACCGCGCCGCCGAGCGCCGGCACATTCCATCCGTCAGCGCCTTTGAGGCATTTCACCGGCTGAATACCGCGGTGAAACTCGTACACAACGCCGGTGCGATAGCCGCTATCGACGCCGAATTCGTCGCATTGGCGCCGATTCCCGTAAGCATCCGGCCAGCGCTTGTAATACAGCTCGCGCAGGCCGACGAAAGCACCCTCATCGTGATCCGTCGTCGCGCCTTCCAGATAATCGGCCTCGATCAGCCACGACTCTTTCGTTGGCGACCAGGCGACCACCTCGTACCAAATGCCCCTCATCTGCACGTCGGCGGCAATCGTCACCAAAAGCGCGCCCGGCGGAATATGGCCGGCCCGGAAATCCTCGCGCCGCGCCATCAGCGCCACATGGTCGGGTGCGTCGCCACGCACCTCATACGGCAAGCCGAGCTGCAGATTGTAGAACGGTTTCAGGCGCTGCGGATCGTCACCGCAGGCGACATAACCCGCCGCAATATGGTCCCACGGGACAAACGGCGACGATAATGCGTCGAAATGGTACGACGGATATGGCGCGCCTGGCGCCGTCGCGATCCATCCGCCGCCACTCGCCTGCGCCTGGCGCAGCAGGGCGTTTTTTTGCCAGCCGTGAATAACCGATCCGCAGCACGGCGCGACATAATAGCTCTGATGCGGCGCCTGCGCCTCAAATCTGAAATTCGGGCCGAACGTAAACGGAAACTTAGCCGCGCAGCCCGGACAAACGACGTTCCAGTACCGTTTATCGCCGCGCTGGAATGCGTGATCGATGGCAGAATTGCCGGCGATCGTGGGCGTCGAGATTTTGAGGCGCTTCCACGTTCCGGCATTCAAAAACATCGTCTGCCGGCCGGCGACCAGCTCGCACGGATCGCCCTGGCCATCCACGTCGTCGGGATAACGGTCGATCTCATCGAGCAGCGCGACTTTGACGGTTTTCGACGACAGATCGGATGCCGACGTGGCGATCGCCAGGCTTAGGCTGTAATCGCCATATTTCTTTTCATACGTCGTGCTGCCGGTCGCCTGGCGCGACACCTGCGCCCGGATTTTACGCGCCAGCACCCGCGTATTGCGTACGGTGCGGCCCAACTTGATGTTTGAAAAGTCGGCGAGCGCCGCATCGGTCGGCTGCACGATCATCATGTCGCACGGCGCGCGGTCGATGACATAGCCGGCAACGCCGAGCAGCATCAACGTAAAGCCGGTTTGCGCCGATTTGCGTACGACCACCTCGTTCACATCCGAGTCGGCCGCCAGGAAATTCATCGGCTCGGCGAGGTACGGTGTTAAGTCGAGATCGAAATTCCGCCCGGCATATTCACCATCCGGTACGACCAGGTTTTCGGCGGCCCACTGCGACGGCAGCATCGGCATCGGCGGCGTCAACGCGACGGCAAGCGTGCTCGCGATGACGGAAAGCGCCGACCTGGCGAGCGCGATCGAGATGATCATTCGCTGGTAATCCTCGCGTCTAATGCGAGGTCAAGGCGCCCCTCGCGCAATGCTTGGATGATCTGCTCATATAGCAGGATCGCCTCATAGCTATCGCGCCCGTGCAGAATCAGCTGCACAGCTGTGCCATCGCGGATAACCTCACACCGGTGCGGATCGCCGAGCGGGCGCACGGTCATTCGGCGGCATCCCCGGCCAACGTCAGCTCGCGCCGGCTCGCCACGCGCGCGCTATCCTGCAACAGCAAGCTACTGCCCTGCAGACCGTCGAGATGATGCTGCGCGCCGGTGTCGGTCGCCCAATCGAGCGCATCGCGCATACTGGCCGACCAGTAATGGATGCCGCTTCCGGCGCGCCGCGCCAGGTACAGCGGTTTGCCGCCCGACTGCGCCACGATCATGAAATCGCGCCTTGCTGGTCGGAATCGATCGATGTTGGCCATGATTCATCCTCCCGCAACGCAACATCAACGCGGATCGGCCCGGCTTCCTCTCGCGCGCGGCCTTCCTCGGCGAGCGCGCCCATCTCCCGCGCCAGCGCCTCGCGCAGCTCGGTCGCCATCGTGCGCAGCAGCACCCGCACGCCGCGCTCGCCATTGGCCGAGGCCGCGCCGATGATATCGGCGGCACGATTCGGCAGGCCGTCGATCAGGCGCACCATCACGCCGGCGCAGCGCACCATCGCATCCTGCACCTCGCTGACGGCCAGCAGCTGCCGGCGGCGCTGTGCCAAATCGAGTTTGGCCATCTCGGCGCGCAGCGTCGCGACCTCGACGTTTGCATCGGTCAGCGATCGCGTCGCGGCGGCCAGGCCGATCGCGCCGGCGCGCTTGCCGCCAGGCGGCGGCGCCGGTGCCGGTTCCGGTTCCGGCGCCAGATCATCGTCATCGTCCGGCAGCATCGGCGCGACCTGCGCCCGGCGCCGGCGCGCCGCGATCGCCTGGTGTGTCTCAGCCTCGGCGGTGACGGCCTCAAATTCAGCGAGATCGATGTACTTTTCGCGCGCCGATGCGATCGGCCGCAGCTTGCCATCGGCTTCAAGTTTGGCCACGCGCCGGCTGACGCCGCCCTTGTCGATCCCGAGCAGCCTCGCCAGCTCAGAGATCGTTACAAGCGTACGTTGCGGGATTTCGGCAGCGGCTCGGGCGATCAAATTGTCGTCCATGGACACTCCATGGGTACGCGAACACTAGCGTCGGGAGGTATCCGCCACAATTGCTCGACATTTGGGCCACACCCCAAATCGCGCGGATTTTCGACGGCGGCGACGCAATTCGGCCGCCACCATCGAGACGATTTCCAGCTGATTGTCGGGTGCAGTTTGTGCGGATTTCCGCGGACATCCGGCCGGTCGGCCGGCATTTTTTGCGTCACTGTTGACTATCAACAGTAGCGCCTCGCCACAGGCGCAGCAGTGGCAACGTGGGAAGATTGTCAATCCCCAACGGCAAAGTCAAGAGCATTGAAAAATCCGCTAAAAAAACACTTAACGTCTGTTGATAGTTGATTGTTGCCGCCAATTTTGCGCCCCGGCGTTGCTCGCTGCTCGCCCCGGTTGTCCGTGAAAAATCGCTGTTCAGCTAGTTCGCTTTCGGGCGCGGCGTGCGCGCACCGGGCCCTCGGCCCGAGAGGGACCCAAAGGGCAGGGGATATGGACGGTCGGTCGAGCCGCACGGCGGCCGGAACCTATTGCAGTCCCCTAGCGGCAGCCGGCGGCGCCAGGCGGCAAGCGCGAGCGCGGCCATGGCGCAGGCATGGCGCAGGCGCGCGGCCAGCACAGCACGCACAAGGCAGGCAGGGCAGGCAGGCAGGGCAGGCAGGCACGCGCGCGTGCATCGTGATCACAAACGACGACGACAACGACGACATTAAGATATTCCAAACGACTGGCCGGGATGGATAGACGGCCGGCATTTCCTTTGAGGAATTCCATAAGACTGCGCCAAATGGAATTTACAAAATCGCAAATGCGGGGGTTGCGGTCGGCGCCGGGATATGCATGTGACGTGAGTCGCAGCGGCGCAGGGAGAAAACGGCAATGCCCGTGGCAATCCGGCTGATCACCGAATTTGGCGCACCTGACTTTACATACATCGGCAGCAATCGCGGCGGCGATCCGTGCCTGGTCACGTCGCGCTCGCGAGCACAGACTTTCAAAACCGCAGAGGCCGCCGAACGCTATTGGCAAGCCATCAAAGCGCGCTTTCGTACCGACACACAAATCGAAATGATCGAGCTGCGCGCACCGCAGATCAGGATGAAAGCGCATTGCCGGCGCTGCCGGCTAACCGAAGAAATCACCGTGACGGCCGCCGGCGTGCTCGGCGCCGGCAACGCGCCACGGTGCCGCAATTGCGGTCGCGCCGACCTGGTACTGACCTTGCCGCCCGTCAATCCGGCGCGCGTGACCGCGATCGATGCATTCGCCGATCTCGACATGGCATCTTGATCACCTGGCGCGTCGATTGATCGGGTAGGGATTTGGCTGGCATAACCCGCCAATGCCGGACAGCGTCATG